CGTTGAGTTCATCCCCCGTCAGCCCGAGGACATTGAGGCGGCGAAGCAGGCGACGGAACTGGTCAATTATGTCTTCTTCCAGGAGAACCCCGGCTTTCGCGTGCTGCATGACGCGATCAAGGACGCGTTGATCCTCAAAACGGGAATCCTGAACTGGACGCATTACTACGACGAGAGCGTTGAGCGGCACTCGTATTCCGGCCTCTCGCAGGAAGAGATGCAGCTGATCCTGAGCGATCCGGCTGTCGTCCTCGAGAGCGTCAGCGAGGAAATTATCGCGGTGCAGACACCGTTCGGCGAGCAGGTGCAGGAGCCGCGCGTGTCGCTGACGGTACGGCGGATCACGCGCACGCCGCGCTATCGCATCGAGGCGATCCCGCCCGAGCAATTTCTGATCGACAACGAAGCGACGTCGCTGGACGACGCGCTGTTCGTTGGGCGCCGCAAGCTGGCGACGATCTCGGAGCTGGTCGCGATGGGCTACCCACGCGACGTTATCGAGATGAACGCCGGCACCAGCGGCTTTGAGATGAATAACGAGGTGCTTGTCCGCAATCCTGCTGACCAGTCGTTTTTCGGCATCACCAATCAGAACGACGAGAGCACCGATAAGGTTTATTACGTCGAGTGCTATATCCGCGTTGATCGCGACGGCGACGGCATCGCCGAGATGCATAAGGTCTGCACGGTCGGCAACGGCGGCTACATCCTGCACAGCGAGATCGTCCAGGAGATCCCTTTCGCGATCCTGTCGCCCGATCCGACGCCACACACGATTTTCGGTCAGTCGATCGCCGATCAGACGATGGACCTGCAGCTGATGAAGTCGAGCATCATGCGGAACATGCTCGACAGCCTCGCCCAAGCAATCCACCCGCGCACGGTCGTCGTCGAGGGGCAGGTGAACCTCGACGACGTTTTGAACAACGAGACCGGCGCCGTGATCCGGGCGCGCGCGCCTGGAGCGGTGCAGCCGCTTGCCACGCCGTTTGTCGGGCAGCCGGCGCTGGGCGTCCTGGCCTACATCGACGAGATCAAAACGCAGCGCACCGGCATCTCGCGCACGTCGCAGGGGCTCGACGCTGACGTTTTACAGTCGACGACGCGCGCGGCTGTCCAGGCGCAGCTGTCCGCGTCGCAGGACCGCATCGAGATGATCGCCCGGCTGTTCGCCGATGGCCTGAAGCGGTGTTTCCAGGGCGTCCTGCGCATGCTCGTTCAGCATCAGGACAAGGCGAAGATCATGCGCCTGCGTAACCGGTTCGTTGCCGTCGATCCGCGCGGCTGGGACGCGTCAATGGACATGACGATCAACGTGGCGCTCGGGCGCGGCTCTGACGAACAGCGGCTCGGTTTCCTGCAGGTCATCGCTGCGAAGCAAGAGGAGATACTGAAGCTGCTCGGGCCTGCTAATCCTCTTGTCGATATGTCACAGTACCGTGCGACGCTCGCGCAAATGATCGAACTGGCCGGCTTCCGCGATCCTTCGCAATTCGTGAAAGAGGTTGATCCGCAGGCGATGATGCAGCTGATGCAGAACATGCAGCAGCAGCCGCGCATGGATCCGGCGCAGATGCTCGCGCAGGTCGAGGCGCAGAAGATCCAAGCCGACATCGTCATCAACGCCGCGCGGCAAGAACTAGACCGCCAGAAGGCGATGGTCTCGGCTGATTTCGAGCGCGACAAGCTCATGGTCGACGCAATGCTGAAGGCATACGACATACAGGCGAAGACCGGCGCGCAGGTCGACATGGCCGTGATCCGCGCCGAGGTCGACCGTCAGCGCGCTGAAATGCAGGCGCTGTTTCGCAATCAGCAAATGCCGGGAGGGGGGCTGCGATGAACGGACCTTACGGCGCTCCGCTTTCGGTGCGCGCGCCGCAATTGAACGCCCCTCGCGTCACGCCGCTGTGGCAGCGCGTCATGGCGATGTATCCGGGCGTTCTTGGGGGCGCGCCTGGAGCCGCAGGAATGCTCGGGACGGGCGCCAGCGACGCAAGTGCGCTGACGACGCCAGGACCGTCCTACGAGCCTCCCATCGGCGAATACGGGGCCGGTACGGCGACGGGCAGGATCGGCTCTGTCGCGGGGATGCTGATGGGCATTCCGGGGCTCGGCGGCATCGCCGGCGCGCTCGGGACGGGGCGGGACATCAGCCGCGCGCAGGCTGACCTAACAGCGCTCGGCGTCGGACCCGTGATCAATCCGGCGCGGGCTTACATGGCCGGCTTTTCTCCGCTGCCGGATCGTTTCGCGGCGTCGCTATTCGGGCCGATGACGACGCAGCAGCAGTATAATGCGGCTGTCGTATCTCGCATGATGCCGGACGAGTACGTTTCGGCTCTTGATCGCGTTGCGACGCAGCGCCAGTACGGCATGTCGCCGCAAGCGCTATCCGGCATCTTAAGCGCCTATTCAAACGACTATTACGGCGGCGGCTCTGGCGGCGGGGCTGATTACGGCGGCGGCGTCGGAGCGTCGACCGGCTACAGCGGCGGCGGCTACGCCGGTTACAGCGGCGGCTTCGATGTCTAGCGCCGAGCAGGACGCCCTATGGCGGGCGGCGCAGGCCCTCGCGCGCGACGCTGCGGCGATGGAGGTCTTCAGACGTCTTGAAGCGCGGTACATTGTAATTTGGCGAGAGGCCGCTAGCCTCGAAGATCGCGAGGCCGTGCATGCGCGCGTCCGCGCGCTAGATGACGTCCGATCGGAGCTTGCCGCTCTCGCGGCAGAGCCAACCGTGATGGCGTTTAATCGCCGCCTACGCGGCACGCAGTAGAAGGAGAGTTCATGCTTAATCAACCGACCGAGCAGGCCGCGCCAGCGGAAATCGGTCTCGACCAGATCGCAGGGCGGCTTGCCGCGCTCGACGCAGGCGGACCACCGCCGAAAGCGAACGGCGCGAACGGCAGCAATGCGGTCGAAACTGTCGACGAGGCCATTGAGACGACAGCAGCGGATGGCGGAGAGGCAGACGCTTTGGCGTCGCCGCCTGACGATGCGCAGGCCGTCGCGGCAGAGCCGCCCGATGAGAGCGCCGAAGCCGAAGCCGACGACGCCGGCATGATCACCGTCAAGATCGACGGCAAGGTTATGCAGGTGAGCGTAAAGGAAGCGGCTGCAGGGTATCAGAGGCAGGCTGATTATTCGCGAAAGATGAACGCCCTGCGCAGCGAGGCGCAGGTTGTTCAGACCGAAAAACAGCAGGTCATGGCCGAGCGCGCGCAGTACGCGCAGCTGCTCGGCGCGCTGCGCCAGCAGATCGAAGCCCTGACGCCGCAAGAGCCCGATTGGGCGAAGCTGCACCGTGAAGATCCGATCAATTATCCGTTGATCCGGGATCAATGGCGCGAGACGAAAGAGAAGCTGTCTGCGATACAGGCTGAGCAGAATCGACTTGCGGCGCAAGCCCAGGCGGAGCAAAGCCAGCAGCTGCAGCACGTCGTCGCGAAGGGTCAGCAACTCGTGCGCGAGAAATTCGCCGAGTGGCGCGATGAAAAGGCGTGGAACGCCGCGCGGCAAAAGCTGCGCGCGTACGGTCAACAGCAGGGCTATTCCGATCAGGAGTTAAGTCAGGCTTACGATCCCCGCGCGATCATCCTGCTGGAGAAGGCCCGACGTTACGACGCTCTGATGGCGAATAAGCCTCAACCGCAGCAGGCTGCGGCAGGCCCGAAGCCACTACGCGCGGGCACGGCAGTCAACAGCCCGAAGGCGGCCACAGAGGTCACGCGAATGAAGCAGCGTCTCTCGAAAACCGGCCGCGTCGAGGACGCGGCTGTCCTATTTGGCCTTTTAGACGGCAGGAGATAACCCATGACTAGCGTGACGAAAGTGCAGACCTACGACGCGTCGAACGCGATCCGTGAGGATCTGTCGAACATCATTTACGACATCAGCCCGACCTCGACGCCCTTCATGTCGAACATCGGACGCGACACCTGCGAAAACACCTACTTCGAGTGGCAGACCGACGCGCTCGCGGCGGCTGACGGCTCGAACGCGGCTGTTGAAGGCGACGCCGCCGGCAACATGGATTTTACGGCGACTGTTCGCGTCGCAAATTATACGCAGATCTCGACGAAGGTCGTGAGCGTCTCGGGCACCGCCGACGCGGTCAACGCCGCCGGCATGCGCACCGTTATGGCCTACGAAACGGCGAAGAAGGCGAAAGAGATCAAGCGCGACATGGAGAAAATCCTCCTGTCGAATCAGGCTGGCTCTGCCGGGTCGACGTCGACCGCGCGCAACACCGCCGGCTTCCCGACGTGGCTGATCACGAACTCGATCGCGAACAGCGCGACGCTCCCGGCGATGAGCGGCGCGAACGGAAACGGCTATCCGGACACGGCGTGGACGAGCCTGTCCACCGCCACCGACGTCGCGTTCGGCGAAACCATGCTGAAGAACGCGATTAAGAACGTCTGGACCGAGGGCGGCGAGCCGACCGTGCTGATGGTCGGTCCCTACAACAAAACCGTCGCGTCGACATTCGCGGGCCTCGCCGAGCAGCGCATCCAGTATAACAACGCCACGCCGCTCAAGATCATCGCGACGGCCGACGTCTACCTGTCCGATTTCGGCGAGGTCGCCATCGTCCCGAACCGGTTCACCGATGAGCGCTTCGCGTTCGTAATGGATCCGGAATACGTCTCGGTCTCTTACCTGCGGCCGTTCCGGACCTTCGACATCGCGAAGAACGGCGACAGCGACAAGAAGGAAATGGTCGTCGAATACGGCCTGCGCGTGAAGAGCGAGAAGGCGCACGCTGCGATCGCCAACCTGACGGTTTCTGCGTGAGCACCTGGGGGCGGGAGTGATCCCGCCCCCTCTTAACATGAGGCATTCATGGCCGAGCATTTCGCCCCAGGATCGTTTCTTCTCGACGTCGACGAAATGTCGGGCAGCGTGCAGAAGATGCACGTCACCACAGACAACAAGATCGTCATCGAGTCGACGGTCGACATCACGCGGCTGGCCGATCAGAACAAGGAGATGCGGAACAGCGTGTCGCGCGTTGAGCGCGTCGGCGATTTCGTCCGCGTCGGGCGCATGCCCATGCAGGTTTATCTCGATCTGCGCCGGCGCGGTATCTTGCGCGATCGCGCGGAAATGCGAAGGTGGCTGCTCAGCGACGAGGCGCTGCCCTACCGCACGCATTGGATGGCCTGCTGATGGCGACGATCACGAACTACGCGACGCTGAAGAGCGCGGTTGCCGATTGGCTGAACCGCGCGGACCTGACGTCGCAAATCGAGACGTTTATTCAATTGGCCGAGGCTGATCTCAACACTCGGCTGCGCACGCGCGAGATGATCGTCCGCGCCGAGGCGACAAGCGATCAGCAGTATGTTCAGCTGCCGGCCGACTGGCTCGAGGCGATCAACCTGCATATCGTCGACGGCGCGCAGCCGTTACGGTTCATAACGCTCGACGAGAGCGATTCGATCATTAAGGCGCAGACGTTCACCGCGCCGGCGTTCTATTCTCTCATGAACGGCGCGATCGAGATCGTGCCGGCACCAGACGACGATATCGACATCGAGATGATTTATTACGGGAAGATCACGCCGCTGTCGGATCAGAGCACGACGAACTGGCTGCTGACGAAGGCGCCGGACATATATCTTTACGGCGCGATGACGCACGCCGCGCCGTTCCTGGTCGATGACGCGCGCGTTCCTGTTTTCTTTAGCGCCTACAACGCTCGCGTCGAGTCGCTCAACGCTGAAGCGCAGCGTTCCCTGCATAGCGGTTCGCCGCTCATCCAGCGCACGAGGAGGGTCTACTAATGGCCGGGCTAAGCGATTACGCGGAGGATCTGGTCCTCGACTGGCTCTTGACGAACGGCGCGGCGACGCGCCCGACGGCGTGGTATCTCGCGCTGTTCACCGTCGCGCCGGGAGAGGCCGGCGGCGGCACCGAAGTCTCCGGCGGATCTTACGCGCGGCAGGCGGCGACATTCGTGGTCAGCGGTAGCGCGCCGGCGACGGCCAGCAACAGCGTCGCTATCGAGTTCCCGGCCGCGACAGGTAACTGGGGAACGATTGTCGCGGCGGCGGTGTTCGATGCATCGAGTAGCGGAAATATGATCGCGTTCGGCAATCTCACCGCGTCGAAGGCGATCGATAGCGGCGACGTGCTGCGCTTCGCCATCGGCGAAGTCGACGTTACGCTAGATTGATCGGAGCGCGTCGTGGCCGACTACGGCGTCGCTGATTACGGCGAAGGACTGTACGGCTCCGGTTATGTCCTCGACGGCGCCGTGGTGGTCGCCGGCGCCAGCGACGTCGTGCTCGGTGCGTCGCTGATCGCGGCCGGAGCTTTCGACGCGGCGTCGACGTCTGACGCGACGCTTCAGGCTGCATTAATCGCGGCTGGAGCGGCGGCGATCCCCGCCACGTCTGGCGCTGCGTTTTCCGCGTCTGCCGACGTGGCTGCATCCGTCGATATGCCGGCGTCGAGCGCCGCGACGTTCGGCCCGGAACGCGTGCGTCCGGGGTCGCTCTCGGTCGCCGCGACAAGCGGCGCAGAGTTCTCGGCAATCGCGTGGATGGCCGGCGCGATCACGATGCCGGCAACGTCGAGCGCGACTTTCAACGGGCGCCTCTTGTGGCAGCCCGAGCCGACGCCGGCGCAGGCTTGGGTGCCGGCGGCCGTTGGCGTCGAAACGTGGGCGCCGGCGGTCATTTCGGCGGAAACGTGGCAGCGGTTGAACTCGGGAGCTTAAGATGGCCGACACCTACACGACGAACCTAAATCTGACGAAGCCAGAGGTCGGCGCGTCGCGCGATACCTGGGGCGGAAAGCTGAACACCGATCTCGACACGCTCGACGCGCTTTTCAATCCGAACGGATCGGGGACGAGCGTCGGGCTTAATGTCGGCACGGGCAAGGTGCTCGCGATCAGCGGCGGGACGCTTAAGTCTGATGCGGTTTCTGAGTACACGGCCGCAGCGGGTGTTACCGTCGACGGCGTGCTGCTGAAGGACAGCGCGGTCAGCGCGGACACAATTAACGAGAAGACGAGCGCTGCGGGCGTTACCGTTGACGGCGCGCTGCTCAAGGATGGCGGCGCGACATTCACCGGGGACATCACGCTCAATGCGCAGAAGGATGTCCGTTTTGCTGACGCGGACAGTTCAAACTGGGTCGCCTTTCAGGGGGCCGGGACAATTGCCGCGAATGTCACCTGGACGTTGCCGGCTACGGACGGGACGAGCGGCCAGCTTCTATCTACGAACGGATCTGGAACGCTGTCCTGGGCTGCGGCAGGCAACACGGGCTTCACCGCCGACCGGGCCATCGTATCGAATGGCAGCGGCGTGCTGGCGGCGTCGGCGGTGACGGCGACCGAGCTCGCGTACCTCGACATCACGACGCTCGGGACGAGCGCCGCGAGTAAGGCTGTGACGAGCGACGCTAATGGCGTAACGACGTTTGCCGACGGCGTGAACGAAGGATATACCGCCGTTACGATGGCGTCGAACGCCGCAACCTTAAATTTCCGCGACGGGAACGTGTTTCAGCTTACGCTGAGCGGCGGAAATTTAACGACGTTCACCTGGAGTAATCCGCCGAGCAGCGGCACGGCATACGGGTTTACCCTCAAAGTCATTCAGGACACCACCGCCCGTTCGATTACATGGCCGGCGGCGGTCGACTGGCCGGGCGGGACGGCGCCGACGCTGTCGAGCGGCAGCGGGGACGTCGACGTTTTCGTGTTTTTCACGCACGACGGCGGCACGACTTGGTACGGGTTTATCGCTGGGCAGGATTTCGGCTGATGCTGTCGCGTAAGGTAATGTCGGGCGGGGCTCCGACCGACCCGTATTTTAAGAACGTCGTCCTCCTGCTCCACGGGGACGGGACGAATGGTGGACAAAATAATACGTTCATCGATGGGTCGTCGAATAATTTCACCATCACCCGCAATGGGAATACAACCCAGGGATCCTTCAACCCGTACGGAACACTTTGGAGCAACTACTTTGACGGGACGGGAGATTACCTTAACGCCCCGAACAACGCCGCTTTTGACCTTGGCAGCAGCAATTTTACCATCGAGGCGTGGGTGTTCCCCCTGGCCTATAAATCTGGGGGAGGTGCGGATACCGGGTTTGCTATAATTTCAAGGTACACTACCGGCTTGGGGTGGGTGCTTAAAATAGTAAGCGCAACTACTCTCCGGTTTGTTCGTGGCGCCGATGTAATTCTTGATGCAACTGGATTGGATATACCGCTAAATTCCTGGAGTCACGTAGCTGTAAGCCGAAGCTCCGGAGACTTGTCTCTTTTTCTCAATGGCACCAGAGTTGCGGCAGCTACAGGGATCTCAAACTTTAC